TTGAAAAATTATACATTGATTGTCTAAATAGAAATATGTTTGGTAGAAGCCAATACGAAGCAAGAGCAACCGCAGTTGTTTATTATGCTCTAAAAGAGAACGGAACACCGCACACTATCAAAGATGTATGCGAAGAATTTAGTCCTAATGTTAAATCAGTTAAAAGATTAGTAAGGAAGATTAATCAGTTTCATAGAAATAGTATTAATTACAAACCGATTAATCCGCAGTATGCTTTGATACAGACATTAGCAAAAATAACAGATGACATGACATTTAGAAATCAATGTATTAGGGTATTAGAGCATTTTGAAACAGTGGTCTTGAACTCAACCTTCAATAAAGGTAGGTCATACTATGCCTCTATTATTTGGATAGCGGCTAATGTATATGTTAAGGATAATATTACTAAAGAGAGAATATGTGAGAAAACAGGATTCTCAAGATGGATTGTTTGGAAACAAACAAAAGCAATACTGGATTTAATCGGTGTTGAATTAGTTGAGGAACTAAAAGGAAAGGAATTATAATGTTGAATAATAAAAATGGAAAATTGTATGCAGGAGATAAAGAAGTAATCAAAGCCTACGAATCGTTTAGCGGTTGGTATTGGTTTGCTACTGAAATAGAACAAGAAGATTATGGAGGACACCCTCTATATTTTGGCTATGTTCAAGGCTTTGAAAATGAATGGGGTTCTTTTTGGTATGGCGAACTTGAACCACTGATTAAACAAGGCAGAATTTGGGAAATTAAACCAATTGATTTACCCCATGCAGGAAGGAGAGATTAATATGTGGCGAGGAACAGAAGAAGAATTGAAAAAACTAAAAGAGAGCAGACATAGAATAGAAATGATGTTCTTAGAGAATAAAGATAGAATAGTAAAAGAAATAAATCAAATGTATCAAAATGATTTAGAACAGGATATGACTATTCTAAAGAAAGAAGATTGGCTAACTAATTTCTTTATGGAATTATATATGGCTGTTAATATGTTTAGATTAGAAGAAGAAAGCATGGAGGAATAAAAATGAAAAGAAAAATATTAGTAATTGGAGCAGGTGGTATCGGGAGTTTCTTTATACCGCTTTTAGATAAAGTAGAATTATATGACATAACGGTGGCAGACCCCGATACGGTAGAAACAAAGAATCTACCATATCAAAACTTTAATGTTGATGATGTAAGAGAGAATAAAGCAAAGGTCATGTATAACAAACATAAGAGTGTTGGGAACTGTAAACCCTATCCTATTCTAACTGAAAAACAAATGCAAGGATATGACTTGGTTATTTGTTGTGTAGATAACTTAGGCGTTAGAAAGACCTTATACAACACAAGTGTTAAATGGCTTGATTTACGAGCGCAAGGCAGGAATGCCGCTTTAGTAAGTTATAAGGCCGACCCGAAAATGTATGATATGCTTTTAGCGGGTGAAGAACGGTCTTTTTCTTGTCAAGGTGATTCTTGGAATGGTTCAAATGAGGGAGTTCACTTTATGCAAGTTGCTATTGCAGGAATGGGCGCACAATGGACTCAAAGATGGTTTCAAAATAATGATGAAGTTAGAGATTATATGGTGGTGAATCTATGAGTTGGTTAAGTAAATGGTCTAATGAAGAAATAGCATATGTTGTTTCAGCATCAGCAAGGAGCGTATCTTGGGATAAAATGGCGAGAAACTTTAACAGAAAGTTTGACACAACTGTTTCGGGCAACACTCTAAAAAAGTTATATAGAGTTTTAACTGAAAACAATACTTATACTCAAGAAGAAGTTGATTTTATACATAAGTGCCATCATAATCTTATGACTGAAAAACAAACCGTCATGGCTTACAGTGAAGTATTTGGTAAGCCTCTTGACCGTAAAAGATGGAAAGGACTTTTGGTTTCAACTCCATCAAAAGAAATTCAAGAGATAGTAAAGTCTCAAAAAGAAAATAAAAATAAGGAAGTGAAAAATATGAAAAGAAGTAAATATACGAAAGAAGAAATTAAACAAATAAAGGCTTGTAGAAGTGCAAAGGAAGCAAGAGTTCTTGCACAGTCATTTGGCAGAAACCCTCCGGCAGTTGAACGCCAATGGTATATTGTTAGAAATAAACCAAAAAGCAATTCTAAGAAAGAAAAACAAATGCGAACTGTTACCGCTAAATTGCTAAAAGCCGGATTATCTAATAATAATGGCTATTCAAAGAAACAAAGAGAACTGCTTGGCCTCGATTATTGGCCTCCAAGAAGATTTGATATGGAATCTAAAATTGGTGATAAGATAACAAAGAAAGATGCAGAAAAATTTGTAGCATTAAAGAATGCTCATATTAAAAATATGGGAACAAGAAAGAAAAGAAGTGAATCAAAGTATTTAGATGTAGAAACAGTAAATCGTTCTATTGTCGTAGAACCTAAGAAATCTAAAAAGGTTTTTTGGACTGACGAAGAAGATTTTGATATTCTTTGTAATTTTTATGAATTATCAATAGATGAAGCAAGAGAGAAATTCAATAAATCTTATGCTGAAATAGCAGGTAGATTAGAATACATCGTTGATAGCACAGAACCCCGACACCATTCAATGCTTATAGAAGCCTCTAAGGTCATTAACAAGCGTAAGGCTAAGTCGGCCAAGCCGTCAAAACCAAGCCGTAAAGAGCGAAGGAAAGCAAGAAAAGAAGCAAGATTACAGAAGAGACTTGATAAAATTAAGAAACAACTAAGGAGAGATTAAAATGAGTAAAATAAAAGACCACTATTTTAAAGAAATTGATAGTGATGATGATGGATATGATAAGTATTTAGAAGAAATAGAAGTAGCAAGATTTGATGCTGAACAATATGTTATGTCAGCATATGAAGATATTCTTAAAGAAAGATTAGATGGTGTTCCACATCATGATAAAGCATTATTAGAAATGGTAGCATTTCATAATACAGAATTTCATAATGCTATTTGGCATGCTTCAACAGTAATACTACCTAATTTAGAAGTTCAAGTTGTTATTGATGCAAAGAATGATTGTTATGTTTCATCCGGTTCATCAGGTTTTGTTGATTTTGGTTCTGTTCCTAAAGGAATGAAAATGCCTGTTAGGTGTTGGATTCATACACACCCATTCGGTAGTGCTTATTTTAGTGGAACAGATATTAGAACTGTATCAATTTGGGAACAACTTATGGAAAGTGCTTATGTTTTAGGCGGTGAAGGCCACTATGGTTTTTGGGAGAACGATAGACCCAAGCAATTAGATATTTATGTTAAACATGAATTAGAAAGAACCCAAACATGGAATCAATATGGAAATGAAGAGGAATGAATATGTATAATAAAAGAAAACAAAAGAAAAAGGAATACGGAGATACGATTGTAGAAGAAGAACCAAAAACTCTTCTTGAAAGACAAAGAAGGCATCAAGAAAGACACCCTAATGATAAAAACATTAGAAAGGAAGATAAAGGAGTCACTTGGTCTAAAGAAACAGAAAGAGACAAAAGACTGAAACAGTTTTACAAAACTCATACATCAGTATGGGTTTCCGAAACTGCAAGAGGTTGGGTTGCTTTACCATCGGAGGAAGAGGAATGAAGGCTATTGGAGATTATTGCATAATTAAACTTGAGAACTCAACTTCTTCAAGTGGTATTCAAATTAAAACTGATGGAAGAGGGCTTGTTGTTTCATGTCCTAAATATCCCGAATTAGAAGGTCAAGAAGTTCTATTTGATGATAGACATAGATTTCCAACTCATGAAGATATGATTTTTGTTCCAACGGAAAACTTGTTGGGAGTATTTTCTAAAACAAAACAAACTAAGTTGGTGAAAGAATGAAGCAGATAAATATTGATTCATTACCATTTACAGAACAACAATGGAGTTTTATAATGAAGATGAGAGACGACTTAAATATGACAACAAATGAGATTCTTGTTTATTTACTACAAGAAGGAATTAAAGAAACCCAATACAGGAGAGGAAAAGAATGATATTAAATGACCATATAGAAGTTAAAAGAAAATTATTAGAAGGAATTAATTTAGTTGCTAATACTGTAAAACCTACACTTGGCCCACAAGCCAAAACAGTTATACTACAAGGTAATCCTCCTATTATCATTAATGATGGAGTTACTATTACAAAGTATATTTCTCACGAAGACCCTTATATTCAAATGGGGGTTCAATTAGTTCAAAACTTAGCAAGTAAAGCACAAGATAATTCGGGCGATGGAACTACTACTGCTTGTATTTTAGCACAGGCTTTTTGTAATAATTTGGTTGAGTTTGGAGAAGATAAATCAATCCATGATTTTAATGTCTTGGTTAGTGAACTAAGAGATAAGATGATTAATCATTTAGATGAGCATGTTATTGAAGTAGATAATGATGATATTCTAAATGTTGCTACAATAGCGGCAAACAATGACAGGCATCTTGGTAGTCTAATCAAAGGAGCAATTGATGAAGTCGGAAGAGACGGTATTATCACCGTTGAAGAATCTAACAATTATAATACAGAAATTGAGATTAGAAAAGGTATGGAAATCAATGAAGGCTATCTAAGTCATTTGATGTGCAATACTGAAAATGGCCGTGTTGAGTTTGATAATCCATTGGTGTTTATGTCTAATGTTTCTATTAGAAAGTTTAGCGATATTATGCCACTATTGGAATTTAGTTCAGCAAACAACCGACCCCTTGTTATTTTCTGTAAAGGGTTTGATGGTTCAGCCATGAATAATTTAGTTATGAATCTTTTACAAAAGACTATTCAATGTGCAGTTGTTCTTTCACCTAATTTTGGTGATGAACAAATAAATGAATTAGGAGATATGGCTTGTGCATTAGGTGGAAGAGTTTTTGTTGAAGAAAGCAAAGACGACCCTAAAGTTTTCACACTTTTAGATTTAGGAACTTGTAAGAAAGTATCTATTACTAAGGAATCAACCACCTTTATTGGAACAAATGAAGAAAAACAACATGAAGTTCTAAGTAGAATTGAAACGCTTAAGAAACAGGCGAAAGATGTTAAAGGACATGAATCATCAAGAATCAAAAGCAGAATAGCGAAACTTAGCGGTGGAGTTGCTACAATTAGAATTGGTGCTTCTTCATCTATTGAAATGCGAGAAACTAAAGAAAGACTTGATGATGCTTTACATGCAACAAAGGCCGCATTAGAAGAAGGCATTGTTGTTGGTGGAGGAACATTATATGCTTCATTATCCAAAGACGAAACATTACCTAAATGGTTTAGAAGTTCTTTAATTAGACCAATGCTAACCTTAGTTGAGAATAGCGGAGATATAAAGTTTATAGGAGAAGTTGGTAGCGTAAGCAGTTTAGAGAATATAATTAATGTTTCTTCCGGTATGGGCTACAATGCTCTTACTAATAAAATAGAAAACTTAGAAGAAGCAGGAGTCTTTGACCCATATAAGGTAGTTAAGAATAGTTTCTTAGCGGCATTATCAATAGCGTCTTTATTCTATTCGACAGATGTAGCAGTATTATTACCGGAGGCTTAAGTATGGAAAAAGAAATTGTAAGAATGACTACTGTTTATTCCGATGGTTCAATGATTATTCTTGTAAAAGACGGGAATGTATTTAGAATTGAACGGAGGAACAAATAATGGACTGTTCAAGATGTAAAAGGCGTATAAGAACAACAGATGCTTATTATGTAAAACGGTATGGTGTATGTGAAAAGTGCATAAAGGTGATGAGAAAATGAAAAAGAAAGCAATAACAGTTAATTTACCTGCACCGCATAAAGCAAGAGTAAAATGCCCTATTTGTTTAGGAAATAAATGTAATGTTTGTAAAATGACAGGTGAATTAGCAATTGAAGTTGCACCGAAAATTCCAATTCAAAGAGCGCATATCATAAAATATGTTGCCGAAAACATACATGAGGTTGCTCAAGAATTAACTCTTAAGTGGGGATTAGTTCCTAAAATAAATACTAAAGAAGTTATAGAAGTAAATAGCGGTCAATACGAAGTGGTTCAAGTTTCTTCATTAGGAGGCGCATGTTGGATAGTTAATCGTATAGATGAATTAGATACGCCAAGATACTTTACATCAAGACAAGATTTAGATAAATTCAAACAGGGGTGGATGAATTGACCGATGAGTTTGAAGTTATTGGAACAATTATCCGTGATGATAGCATGGAGTGTAAAATTAAAAAAGGTAAATATTGGAATATCGAAGTCTTGGATATTCGATGGTTTAAAGATAATAAACCAACAAATAAGGGTGTTCGGTTGAACATGGAAGAAGCAAAATTATTATTACAAATATTAGGGAGAGAAATAGAATGAGAAGAATTAGTGAAGTTCAAGCAAAAAAGAGTTTGAAGAAAGCAAACGGAGATAGACAGTATGGGCATGGTTCAGTAGATTTATTCATTAACTGTTCAGCAGATTTAATGGATTTATTTGCACAGTATTTAGAAAGTCAAATGACTGTTCCACCAAGAAAGGGAGCAGGAAGTAGAGTTCAAAGACTTCATGTTGAATTAGCATACAGTAGATTTTACAAAACATTGAGAGATTTTATGGATGGTGAAAAAGATGAACAATAAATTATTTTTAATAACAACAAATGATAAGAAGTTTGATGAATGGGCTAAGAAACAAAAGAAAGCACTTAATGATGTTGAATTAGAACATTTTAATATGGGATATGCAGGTATCGCTAAAGGTAATTACTTAGCAAGAGCCTCTTTTGTTTGTTATTGGGAGATTTATTCCCATAACGATTTAGCAAGATTAGCACCTGCTATTACTCAAGCAACTTTTATTCATATGATGCACCGCTTTATTGAAAGAGGTAATCAAGAGGAAATACATACCATACAACAAATTATGGCTAACTTCTTGAGATTGCTTCAAAGATTAGATGGGGAAGAATCAAATGAAGAAGAATGAATGGATTTACTTAGCAAATGCTATGTGGACATATGCTGAAAAGCATGACGGGAAAATCAGTAGCCTGTTAAAAGAACTGATAAAAAATATAAATGAAAATATGGAAGTGATTATAGATGACATGGGAACGAATGGCAAGGTTATTAGAAGCGAGCGATACTCTAACACCAACGCAACAAATAAAAATGATAGGAAACGCTCTTGAGAATTTTGAAAATAAAGGATTGGTATTATCTATTTTAGATAAAGATAATCTTATGGCTAATAACTTAGGATTAGCAAAGGCTAAGAAATGGTTAGCCAAAATATTTGATGTTTTTGAAAGTGAAATAGATGGACTGTTAGCGGCTCATAATGATTTAGGAGATGCGATATATTATCTTGATGTTTCAGCAGAAACAGAAATAAAAGACGGTATGCCTTTATTAAGTGCTAAACTAATATTGGAATTTAATTGTGGTAAGATTGATTCCGATGTTTTCACAAATGTAGAAACGGCCTTAGTTGGTATGTCTGCTAATGGCCGAAGATGGTTTATTAGGTATCTTCTAAGAACACCAAGAAACGGTATCAATAGAGGAACAGTCACGAAAATTATGGCTCATTACTACAAGAAGAAAGTTAAAGAGGCTAAGAAACACTTGAACTTTAATTCTATTGAAGTAGTTTGTTCTGCCTATGAAAGAGGAATAGAACCTCCATGTAATTTAACACACGGAAAGTTTGTAGCACCTATGTTAGCAAAAGAAGTGCCTATGAATAAGTGGCCAACTAACTTTGTTGTTGATTACAAGTATGATGGTAATAGGTATCAAATTCATATTGAAGATGGCAAGGTAATGATTTTTAATCGTAAAGGTAAATTAGTAACAGTTCAATTTCCTGATATTGTTTTATTATGTTCAAAATATAATGTTAAGAATGCAATACTTGATGGGGAAATATATCCAATAAAAGATGATGGAACACCTGCACCACATAAACTAATGGCTACAAGAGTTCATTCTAAGAATCATTTAGAAGCGGCAGAAAAGGTAAAGGTTGAATGGGTTATCTTTGATTGTCTTATGCTAAACGGTGAAACTATTATGGATTTACCATACAATGAAAGACTTGAGAAGATGAAAGATTTACCGAATCAAGCGCACCGAATAACAGAAGGTGATATTATGGCTTTTTATCATCAAGCAATTAATGATGGTTTTGAAGGTATTATCGTCAAAGATTCTTCAATGGCTTATGAAGCAGGGAAAAGAAGTGTTGGTTGGGCTAAATACAAACCACCACAAATTAATCTTGATGTAGTTATATTATCTACTAAATACGGTGAAGGCAAAAGAGCAAATGTATTTGGCACATTTGAATTAGGAGTAAAGTCCGACAATGGTTATCAAAGCGTTGGTTGGTGTGGTAGTGGATTTTCCGACCAAGATTTAGTTGTATTAACTAATACTCTAAGAAGAAATGTTGAGAAATTTGAGAATGGACAGTTCTTTGTTTCACCTGTTGTAATCTTAGAAGTTAAGGCTGATTTAGTTTCAAGAGATGAAAAGGGCAACTTAGGATTAAGATTCCCAAGATGCGTTAGAATTAGAGACGATAAATTTGTTGCTGATATTAATACCTTAGAAGATGTGGAGAGATTAGAATGAAAGGTGCATCATGGAATACTAAATACTTAACAGATGCTTTTGGAAGAAGTTTAAAGATAAGCAATATGTCAATGAATCAAACTAATCGTGAAATTAGAAATATCATGAGAAGAATAAAAACACATTATGTTCATCTTGTTGGATTATATCAAAGAAGGTTTATTCTTTTACATCAACAAGGCGAAACAAACTATCAAAGAAAAGATGCTAAAAAGAAGATTGCTCAAACTTTAGGTATGCTTGAGAATGATAAATACGCTCTTGAAGACCAAAGACATAAGCATATTATACTAACTGCTCTTAATTTTATAGAGAATGGAAATGATGATATTGGCTTAATTAAAGCAGTATTACAACAGGCGTTAGAACCATTGGAAGAGGAATGATTATGATTCAAGCAGGAGAAATGACAATTATAGATACGACAACTTATAGATGTATTAAAATTGATGAAGAAGGTTATGCTCATCTTAAAAACATATTACATGAACAAGGCAGACCTAAATTAGTATTGCAGAAGTATTGTCCTTATCTTAAGGATAATGCAATCGTTATTCCGGAGAAGCCACAAATACCAAAACATAAACCAAAAACAAAGGTGAATATAACAAAACTGTTTAAGGAAAATACAGATTTACAAGTTTCTAATCAAGCAAGGTATTTCGTGGGTGAATGGGTCAAAACGGCTTTATGCAACTTAATAGCCAACGCAGAAGAAAACGCTATAAGCAGGGGCGATAGTCGGATAACTGCCGCACATTTCTTTTGGTTAGAAACAAATACTGCACCTAATGGATATTGGCCGTCAAACATGGAATACATGAAGGAATGATTATTATGTTCAATGACCTTCATATTCAAGAATGGATAGAAAGTCATGGAACGGCTACGAGTTTTACATTTGTAGTTTTTGGAGATTTAAAAGAAGAAGAAGTTGAACTCTTGATTAAGGGTGTAGTTATTCATCTCCAACAGATTAAGAAATACTCGGAAATGGCAGTATTTTTTGACCCAATAGATGAGAAGCAAGCAGTTGCTTGGAATACTTATCAAGGAACAAGTTTAGCGTTTATCTTTGCAGGAGACGCTTCGGAAACAGAAAATACCATCAAAGGAATAATCTTAGATGGGCTAGATTTTCTTAGATACAAATGCGAATACTTAGGAATAAAAGTAAGTGAGAATTATGTTTAGTAAAGATATGTTAGTAGGAATTTTATTATCATGTGCAAAAGTTCAGTTCAAGATTATTAGAACAGATGAATTAAAGATTGGCTACAAACCGATAGTGGGTTTGAGCATAAGAGGAACGGCTAAGTTTCTAAATGGTGTGCAACGGTCTTTGTTGCATTGGGGAGTATATTCTTCTTATCATAATGAAGAATCATCTTCAAGACCAAAGCCGATACTCTATATTAGCGGGATAATGAACCTTAAAAAAGTAATAAATAACATTCCCGACAATTTAGAAAGTCGTCAAGGGGAATGGACAACAATGGACAAGGTAGTTAAAATGTTGGTGAACAAAGAACATCTAACACAAAAAGGATTAGATAAATTATTAGAATTAAAAGGGGTTATTTAATGGGATTAACAACAATGAATCAAATTAGAGCAATTTTAATAACAGGCAAAATAGGAACAGGAAAATCAACTCAAGCATTAACATTAGTAAAAGAACCAATGATTGTTTTTGCTAATGATATTGATATTGATGTAGGTTCTTTTCCTATGGAAAATGGTATTATCATAGAAGATGTTCATTATAAACCAGATAAACAAGCAATTCTATTCATTTTAAGAAATTATAGAGGACAAATTGTATTAACTTCTATTAATGAGAAATCAGTTCCTAAAGAAATAAAAGATATGTGTCGTATAAAAAGAGCCGGTTCTTATAACTTTCTTGAAGAGTCAATTAAATCAATTGCTCCTAATTCAGAAAAACCGTTCTCTTTTGAAAGAGATACCTATTCCCTCGTAAGGGGCTACCTGAAAGAGAGAGATAGAGATTTAGTTGCTAAGTTATTAGTTTATAACAAACCTCCGGACACCCAAATAGTATCTTGGTTAAGTGAAAATATGCACCCGCATAGATTAATCTTTGTTGATGGTGTAGTAAAAAGAAGATGGAGTCAAAAATACTTTTATGAAATGTTAGCCTATGCACATGAAGGTGGTTCTTTTGATAGATTAAATATGCCTAAAAGAAGGAAGTATTCTGTATTGCCTAAGTTAGCAAGAAGGCTTGGAGTTAAGAATCCAAGAGTCTTACGGCAACTTTGTATGGATAAGACCGTTGCTTCTCATTTCAAAAAGAAATTAAATAACGGGGAATGTCGTTTGTTAGGCTTAGGTGAAAAAAGAAAGAGAAAAAAGACAGACCCGATAAGAGCAAAACAAACCTCTTTGGAGGACTATTTTTGAAAACAAGAAAATTAATTTTTAGAATAGAATCTGTTTTACAAGATAAAGAAATGACTTGTAGGCAGATAATGGATGAATTAAATAAAGAAAATTCAAGGAAGCGCAATTCTTCCAATAGGTCATGTTCATTTACCTCAAATCAAATTGCACAACTACTTAGAAATAAAAGATTTGAAAAGATTGGAAAATGTAAAAATAAAGATGTTAATATATGGAGGAATAGAAATGTTATGGACAGAAAAATACAGGCCAAATAAGTTAAATGACTTAATAGGACAAGAACACTTTACTTTAGACGCTAAAACATGGATAGAAGAAAGAAACATGCCTAATGTTTTAATTCATGGAAATCCCGGAAATGGGAAAACAAGTGCTTCTTTAGTATTAGCCCAAGAAATACTCGGTGAATCTTTTATTGATAATTATATAGAAGTAAATGCTTCCGATGATAGAAGATTAGAAACAGTAAGAACAACAATAAAGAATATTGCTCAAAGTGCAACAATAGGTGATGCACCATTTAGAATCGTATTATTAGATGAAATGGATGGAATGACTAATGATGCTCAAAATGCATTGAAAAGAATCATGGAAAGATACTCAAGTAATATAAGATTTATTATTACTTGTAATGATAGAAATAAGATTATCTTTGCATTACAAAGCAGATGTGCTAACTATCATTTTAAGCCATTGAGTAATGAATCAGTATTGGAAGTAATACAATCAATCCTTCAAAAAGAAGGTATAACTCGTTTTGAAACCAATGATTTGAACTCCTTTATATATGCTATGAACGGTGATATGCGGAGGGCGATTACAGAATTACAGGCCGCAAAAGCAAGTGATTCTTCCCTCAAGGCACAGGTGGATAACAGTTTAGATGAATATAGCAAAATACTAATGAAAATAATTGATAAACAGGCAGATTCTTTACAGGCAATACATAACTTACTTTACGATGGATATACTATCCGTGAAATTTGTATTGGCTTGCATGACGCAGTATTAATTGCTGAATTAGATAGCAATTTGAAATTTAAAGTCCTTAGAACGATAGGAGAAAGTGAATGGCGTTCAACTACTATGACTCCTAGAGTATTAGCCTCATGGTTAATTGGCCAACTATCATAGAATTGAACAAAACAAAAAAAAACAAAAAAAAACAGGAAAGTGAAAAATATGAATGAAGATATGAAAGCAGAAGTGATTAAAAGCGCACAATATATTGGTTTGAGCGAAGAAGAAGCGTTAGCAAAATTCGTTGAAGTTTGCGAAGAAAACGGCATTGAAACAACAACCCCAATTGCTAAAGGTGTATGGAGAAACTATGTTGCGAATGTTAGAAGAACCCAAGAGGGAGATTCAAATAATAACAATAACAACAGTAATGATTCTTTTTACAAGGCAGCATTTGGATTCTTTGTTGCTTTAGAAGAACCAAGAGATATGATGGCGTGGAATAGAATGAAAGCAAAAGAAGAGTTTATGCGTGATGCTGATAATGCCCTTGAAAAAGGAATTGTGTCAATAGCAAGTGAAAACGCTTTAGGTAAGTGGGTTGTTTCCCGTTATCAACATGGAGAATATCAAGAGAAAACCATTTCGTCTCTACCTGCGGGAGCAGAAGAAACAGAAGATGGCCGATATTATATTCCTTTAGATAACACACCCGTTTATATGAATGGTGGAAAGAATGCACAATACGGAAAACCACTACCACCACAACAAATGAGAAGAAGCGGTGTATTTTACGGTTCTGTCGGAACAAGTGAAATGAAGCCTTATTTCTTTTCTTATAAGAATCAAGGCGGAGTAGATTTTGCACCTAATACATTTGAATGGGTGCATTTTCTTTGCGTTGCTAACGATGCCGGAACAGATATTTATGGGGCTAAAGATTTAACATCTAATAGTCTTTCATTGAATAGTGAAATGAGTCCGGACAATGAATTATTTAGGGATATGTCTAACTTTGGCTTTGAAGATTGTCTAAGAAATAACTTTGGTTCTCATCTAACTCCACTTATGGAATTAGATAGAGCGCATATTCAAAGACAGGAATTACCTTCTAAGGAAAGATATGTAATTACAGATGGAACAGTAACTAATATGAACATGACTCCAACAAAGAACGGTAATAGAATTATCAATATAACAGATATTGATTATGAATTGGATTATTCCGATGGTTCGGGAATTGTCACTTGTTGGATTCCTCCACATTTGAATATTGATTTCGGGATTCAATCATCAGTTATTATTGTTGGCCGAACAAGTCAAAGAACAACCGATGAAGGAGTTGAACCGACAACAATTAATGTTTCGGGTATTTATTGCACCCTAAAGCATGGTTCAGCCGTTGAAGTTTCCCAACCCGTTGAGGATAACTTTGATTGGTTTTGATTGATTATTCAATCATTGTGTAGTCGTTGGCGTTAATGACGGTCATATAGGTGCGAAGCCTATATTTAAGGAGAAATTAATATGATAAGAATTTTTAAAAATGCACTAAAAACAGATAGAGCGTTTATTCACTACGATAAAATCCAACACATTTCATGGAATCAAAATGGAGTGTTAGGTATGGAATTGAAAGTGTATTCAAGCGCAGGAACAATAATCCAATATTTAGAACTTGAAGACCTTGAGAGGTTTTTAGATTCTTATGTTCGTGATTGGTTAGGAGTAGGGGGATTTACCTATGAATGAACTAAAAGAAGATAAGTATTTAATAAAGACTAATAGTTATATGATTGACTTGTCTAAAGTAGATTTTATTACTTGGAAAGAAAATGACAAGAAAGAAAATACCTATTGGGCTAAGTTTCACATTGGAACTAAAGAGGCAAGATATGTTTGTGATGGTATTGAGGAATTAAGAACAGTATTACAAACATGGGCTAAACTAAATGGAAAGACAGTAAACATAGAAGATGAAGATATAATAGAGGAATGGTGATATAATGAGTTTAACAAGTAAGAATAAACAACCCGCAGTAGCGAATGAAATGATAGAGAACCAAAGAGTTGTCGCATTTCAGGATAAATTAAAGAAACAAACAGAAGGTAGATTAGCAAGAAGTAATCGTTTAGTCTGTGGTATTTGGGGAGAACCCAAAACAGTCAAAAGTGGATTAGCCCTTGATTTCCCTAATAAACAAATTTATGTTTTAGATTGGGATAATGGTTGCGAACCTACATGGAGACAAAACCATGAGATGACTGAAAGAATTACTTTGTGGAATCCCGAAGTAAGAAATGAAAATGGCGAATTAGATATTCAAAAGTCGGAAGCAAATTCCGAAGATTTTGTTTTATTCGTTAAGTCTAAAATAGCAGAAGGAGAAGATGTTTTGTTTGTATTTGATGGAGTAGATAAGTGGCTTGATTGTTGCACATTAAATGTGACTGGAAGTTCTAAAATCGGCAAACCACAAAAGATGAAATTTGAATGGGGCAAAAGAAATGCACCATTTTATTCTCTATTGATGATGTGTAAGAATTTGGATTGTGACCAAATTTACATTACTCATGCTAAAGCAGACTATGGAGCAACAGGAGAAGTAATTGGTTCTAAACCTAATTGGCACAATTGGGGAGATTATATGTTCCAAATTATTTCAACAAGAAGAACTCGCAAGAAAAACGATGTAGTGTATAAGGCTGAATTACTAAGTAGTAAAACCAATACTGCACTTGTCGGTAAAACTTGGGAATCATTAACTGTCGGAACAGGTAAAGTTTCTTGGACAGGTATTCCCGAATTGCGAGAGGGATTGATTTGAAGTCAATACAATGTATCGGAGTTAGTAATGAGAAAAATAATAATCAATACGCCAAAGACAACAGATGTAAAGTAATGGTAAAACAAGATTCTGCTCGCTCTAACTTATGTCAAAATCCGGAAAAAAATATGTGCTTTATGCACTGTAATTGTGCATATTGTTCTTCGGAGTATATACCAACTGTAAATAGAGGGAAGATACATAAAGATTTTGAAGAAAATAAAAAGCAAGAGGAATCTAAGTTTAGTGGCATTACATTGAAAATTATTCAAGAAGAAACTGATATAGATAAATTAAAATGTCTATTGGAGATAATTGCTAAAGAAATGCCTTTAACTACTTATTTGCGTCAAGCAAAAGAGTTATACCAAAAAAGACAAAAGAATAAATACCTCATAGAAAAAATACAGTCTTTGGAAGTTGAAATCAACAAATTAAAAGAGGAATTAATATGAAATTTACAATTGAAACAGATAAACTAAAAAACGGATTAGAGAGCGTTCAAGTTAAAGGAAAGGGAACAACCAATAATGGATTTGGTAATACTAATCTTGGAGCATATGCTCTCTTAGAAGTTAAGGATAATAATTTGAGTATTTGGAATGGAAACCAAACTTTCTTTGTATCACTAACTATTCCATTAGAAGGTGAATCCGAAGAAGGAGTTTGCTGTCTTGATAGCGCAAATGTCCTTCCTTATTTGAAATCATTTTCTAATGAGATAACATTTGCAGTTGGCGATTTTATTACTATTACAAGTGGTGATTCAAAGAAGGCTTCAATACCTTTAGTTGTTAATCACCCCCAAATTGAGCCATTAACAAGAATTAAGGGAATGCTAAGTCATGTTAGATATGAAGTAAATCCGAATAGACTATGGACATTTGGTAAAGGACAGTTTGAAACGGCATTTACTATTACACAGGCACAATTCAAAAGTGCGATTAAAACTTGTGAATTAGTTAAAAGCGGCATCTACAAATTAGATAAGAATGAAACAATAACACTTTCAACAAGACAAAGCATTACTAACAAGTATGAAGAAACGCTAACTCCGTTGTTTATTACTAATCCAAATGAAGGGGCAACTATTGAATTTAGTAGCCCTATTTATGCTTTCTTTGAGAAAGACCAAATGTTAAACATATACATGAAAGATGAATTTCCGCTTTTAGTAGTGGCTAATGATAGAATACTATTGAAAGCACCACATATAGGTGCGTGAATATTAATGATAATAAGTAAGATGAATGATGGTAAAAGAATCTACAAATCATGGAGAGAGAACGGTGAAAAGAAGTTTGAAATGGTGGAAGTCAAACCTTATTTTTATGTTAAAGAAGATGAGAAAGAACCTTCCAAGTATAAGGCATCAAAGTATATTGATAGAGACTTTGAGTATATTCGTGGTGATTGGGTTAATATTGATAATGAGCCGCTAAAGAAAGTAGTTGTTGATACTTCTTTTGATATTAGAAAGGCTAAAGATATGTTTAAGAAAACCTATGAGGCTGATGTGCCTTTTCACTTTAGATATGCAGTTGATGAAGTAAAAGAAATGCCGGAGTATAAAATGCGTAAATGGTATTGGGATATGGAATGGCAACAAGGCGGAGAACACCATGATGAGATTACTACTATTGTAGTGTATGATAACTGGGATAAGCATTATTATCAGTGGGCTTGGTTTCCAAATGATAGGGCATTAGATACTGTTTTTGATAACGGAGTTAGATTTATTTTTGATAATGAAAAAGATATGCTTGAAAACTTTATGACAACTATGGTTGTAAAAGACCCCGATATGTTAATTGCATGGTTCGGTCATTTTGCAGATATTCCTAAGTTATTAGAAAGAACCTGCGCTCTTGGTCTTAATCCACAAATAATGTCGCCAACAGGACACATTAAAGGTATTAAGAAAAAGAAAGATAGTTTTTCCTTTGTTTATGGTGAAAAGGGCTTTAGTCCTATTGAACAACCTATTAATGGAAGAATTACTTTATCTTTAGATTTAGCATTTGAAAGACAATGGAATGATTCACAAAGAGGAACATTACCTTCTTTGTCTCTTAATTATATTGGTGAAACAGTCTTGAACAAGAACAAACTTGTCTCGGAGAAGTTTCCCGACACAAATGAATTTTATCGTAGGGCTTGGTTGGAAGATACAGAAACTTATCTTGATTATGCTTTACAAGATGTAAAGTTGATAGTTGAGATAGATGAAATGAATTATTGTAGTGAAGCAATATTATCACTACAAAGATTACTAAAAGCACCATTTGATGCTTGTTTCTATGCTTCTCACATGGGAAGTATTTATTTTATGAGAAATGCTTGGTGGAAATGCAAGACAGGAAGTAGAGTAGAGAAAAGAGAAACTTATGAAGGGGCTATGATTTATGACCCTCTAAGTGAACAAACTCAAGGATTACATCTTAATGTTGCGGCTTTTGATTTTGCAGGTCTATATCCTTCAATGATGATTGCTCGCAATATAAGTTGGGAAACTATTAGTGAAGAACCCACAGAATTTGCAGTTAATATTCTAACACCGAGAGATTTTAGCCCTGTTAAAATGAAACATATGTTGTATTTTAAAACAGATGAATTAGGTCTTTTGCCAAGAGCAGTATTAGAACTAAAAGAGTTAAGAAACGACTACAAGAAAAGAATGAAAGCCACTAATGATAGTGGCGAGTATCAAAAATGGTATAATAATCAAATGGCAGTAAAGCGTTTAATGGCTTCATTTTATGGAATTATTGCCTTTCAAGGATTTGGTTGGGCTAATGTTAATTTAGCGGCTTCTATAACAGCAAGTGCAAGAGAGGCTATTAGATTAGCAGCGTTTAAGGCGAAGGAGATGAAAATATGAAAAGAATTAAATGTAAAAAACCATTAGCACATAACCCTCAATTTGAAGGCAAATATCATTGTAAAAGATGTGCCGTAGAACAGGAGATGAAAAAATGAATACCCATATTAAAAGATGGATAGATGAATTAGTTTTATCCCTTGATATTGGCGAAGAATTTTTCGCTATGTCAATAAAAGAAAAACTAATTGAAACAAGAGGAACAAATTTTGTTTGTGATAATGCCGCTATCGGGTGGTATTTAAATAGACAAAAATATGTTGAGCCTATTAAAACAACTAAAGGAAGAAAGATTTACAGGAGGATTAAACATGAGAACTAAAATTGTAAGTGTAAAGGTATCGTATGATACCGAAGAAACATGGGATATTACTTTAAAAGAAGTAAAGGAGATATTTCAAATGATGAATAATTTAAAGCGTAATGCGGTCATTATTGATATTGAGCAAGGAGTGAATAAAAATGATGATGGACAAGACGAATGAATTATTAGAAGAATTGCTGGCTATGATAGCAAAATCAAATAAGATATTAATGATGGTAAATATCGTGAACATAGCGACCATTATAACAATTATGACGGTGATAGTATGAATAAAGATAAAGAATTAAAAGAACTAAAAAATAAGATAGCAGTTTTAGAGCAAAAGATTAGAGGCTAGGAGAGAGACTTGGATTATATTGTAGAGAATAGCCCCGATTTAGGAATGATAAAATATTGTATTGAAGAATTACAAGAAGAAGTTGCTAAGTCAGCAAAGCAACCTGTTGGAATGTTATTTACTCGCATAAAGAGATGATATTATGAAAGTAGTTTATGGGCATACGGATTCTATTTATGTTCAAATAGATTCTGTTGAAAAAGCGCAGACGGCTATCAAGGAGATAGAAGAAAGCGTAAGAGAACATTTTCCAAATGTTATGGGGTTAGATGAACACCCCGTAGTATTGGAGTTTGAAAAGTATTTTTCAGCATTAGGCGTTGGAACTGTTAGAAACAGAAATGCAGGTTTAGTATCTTGGGAAGATGGAGAATGGCTTGATGAGCCTAAATTCAGCATGACCGGATTTACTGCCAAAAGAGTTAGTGAAACTAAGTTGGCTAAAGAAGTTCAAACAGATGTATTAAAAATGTGGGTGAACCAAAATTCACAGGCACAAATAGTCCAATATCTGCATAATAAATATGCAGATGTTTTAGATGGTAATTTAGGATTAACGCCTCTTATTAAAAGAAGTAGATTGAGAACTAATAGACTCATGGTTAAATGTCCGGATTGTAATGCTAAATATCATCTAAAAGAATGTTTAGAATTAGAGCATTCTGTATGTAGTAAATGCGCTACACATACAAAGAAATTCACAACTCTTGAAGGTAAAAAACCAACAATAGGTTCGGGTATCGCAGGAGTTATTTATGCTTGGAGTAAAGATACGGAATTTGATGATTCCTATATCTTTATGAAAGTATTAAACAATAGTGAGTATTATATTCACCCTTTAACAAAGGAAAGAAAAGTAGTTGAGTATGTATCATGCACAACTGCGAAGGAGTTTGAGGGTTGTAATCCCGACCTCAAGCACTATGCCGAGCAGGTAATAAAGAAGGCCGAGCCTATTTTTAGTGCTATGGCATGGGATTTAACATCAATAAGAACGGGAACAATACAAAGAAGTTTGGAGGAATGGTTTTGAATAAAGATGAAAAATATAAAGCAAGAATAGCAAGTATGCAGGATTTTACATATAAATGGGAATGGGAAAATTTTGATGACCCATCTAAACCAATATTGAAGATTAGTAAATCTTCTTTAGGTTCATTTAATTGGTGTCCTAAAAAGTATCAATTTAATTATATTGAGAGAAGGCCACAAGACCAAACCGAAGCCATGCGTAAAGGAACGGTATTACATAATCATCGTGAAGATTTCTTTAATGTTTTTGATATTAAAAAGGCCGAGAATATGAATAATAGTGAAGTCTTAGAATATTGCACAAGTCTAATGCCTGTTGATGATTATTTTGACATTACACTAAATGTAGCGGCATTTGAAGCACAACGATTTATTGAAGCAAAATCAGAAGAGAAACTACATGAGTTTCTTCCTATTGTTAATGAAGAAATGTTTGATACAGAAATAGTTATTCCAATTGGCCCATATAAAGGCGGAGCATGGAATAATTATCAAGAATTTACTCTTAACAGACCATATACGGTTAGACTTCAAGGTATTATTGATAGAATATTTATAGAGAATGGTAATTTAATTCCTTTTGAATATAAAACAGGAGGTTGGAAAGATTACAAAACAACTTCTATGCGTCAAGAAATGGCTTTTTATCAACTAATGATAGAGAATTGTAGTGAAGAAGTTTTGGCTAAACATGGTTTAAACAAAGATATGAAGGTCACTCATTGGGGTTGGTATTATCCTGCGGCTAATCATATTACAGTTGAAGAAGTAAAGAAAAGGTCTATGTCTTCTGTTAAATTAAATATTGCTAAACTGATAAAAGCATATGAAATAAAAGAATTTACACCAACTTTCTTTTACAAGATGTGTTCTTCATGCTCTTATTTTGGTATTTGTCCTGCGGCACAAGAAGATACATGGGGTTGATAAAATGTATGAAAGTTGCGTAGTTCACGATGAAGGAAGTCTACTTATGGGTTCTTTAATAGTGTATATGATAGGATTAATTACGATACCCTTTGTAGTAAAATTAAAAACTACTATAACTGAAATAAGAGCCGGTGTAAAGATTTCAAAAGTGCTAAAAAATAAGGTGAGAAAATGAATACTAATGTAATAGAATGTAAATTATGTAATGAAAAAATGATAGAATTTGAAAGTAATAATCCACAACCTCTTCTTGAGAATTTTGAAGATAGAGTTTGTAGAGACTGTAATGATTATGTTACTGCAAGTAGAATATTACTTAGAGGATTAGACCGTGAAGCCCATGAGGGAGTTTGTTCTATAATAGCATCAGTTATACAAATGGCTAATTCATTAAAACAAAGCAGACTACAAGCATATGAACAATTAGAAACATGGAATATTCCAATAAAGGAGAGGAAAGAATGAAAGAACTAATTAAGAAAAAAGTTTTATCTAAACAATGGTCTTTTGTTGAAGTTAGCGATTTAGCAAATTCTATTGGTGCTTTAGCCAATGATATTTATATTGAATTATCACTTCAAGAAAGATTTGAATTGATTAGAGATATTAGAATAAATGAAAATATGGTAGGAAGAACCTACGAAGATATGTTTAGAGATATTGGATTAATACAAATACAAGCAGATGTAGCGGAAGTAATTAAACAGATGCTTAATACTGCAACAGTTAATTTTGGAGGTAATAACAATGAAGTTTCCGAGAATGGTTTGGGCGGGGAGTCAAGTAAAAAACGCTCCGCAAATGAAAAGAAAAAAGATGACAACAAAGAATGAATACTTTGAGTTTGTTAAATCTCATAACAACCGAACTAATGTATATACTACCGTTTATGATTTTGAACATTTTACAGAAACTATGCCTGTTGAGGATAGTGTAATTATTGATAGAATCTTTTTAGATTTTGATGCTCATGAAGATAATTTAGATATGGCGTGGAGAGATGTTAAGGTTGTGATGGAAATGGTTATTGAAAATAATTATTTACATACCTTGTTTTTTTCAGGTCGTGGATTTCATTTATTTTTATTTGGTAAGACAACAAAAAATATGAGAAATGTTCAAACATTTTTTAGAGAAATAAAACAATTGCTGGATTTAAAAGTCGGTAAGAAAAATTCATTAGATGAAAGAGTTGGACAGAAAACAAGATTGAGAAGAGTTCCTAATACTGTTAATATGTCCTCTTCCGATGGTAAAGGAAATGCTCGGTATTGCATACCCTTAACAATTAATGACTTAAGATTAGATATTGAAGAAATACTAACAATGGCTCTTGAGCCACGCCTTTTACCGTTCAAAAAAAGCGGGAAAAAAGAGGTAGTTTTCCCCGAAGCACCCCCTATCGAGGCTATGGAAGGCTCGATTTCTGTGCCTTCAACAGTTGGTAATTTGCCTATGTTGCCTTGTTTGCATAATGCCGTTATGGTAGAAAATCCAACGCATTTAGCAAGAGCCTATTTGGTATCTTGGTATCGAGATTTATTATCAGGCTATACTGATTTAGTAAATCAAGCAGATAAAACACAAGTGCATAAATTAGTAGTTGAAGAATTAGAAAGAGTGTTTGCTGAATCCGATTCAGTATGGTTGGATTGGGATAAAAGCGAAACTATCAAGCATTCTAAATTTACTGTATATAATAATTATAATACCCCTCATTGTGATAAACTGATTAGTGATGGGTTTTGTGTTGGGAAATGTTGGAGGTATTCAAATGCTAATAATTGATTCAAGAGAAAAGTCTAAATTAGCCGATTTAGTAATGAAAAAAGCAAAAGCCCTATTCATTCCACATGAGAAAAAATGGATTGAGATAGGCGACTATGTTTATGATGATGTTTGCTTTGAAGCAAAATCCACTATTGATTTCATCGGGTCTGTAATGTCAAAGAGGCTTTGGACTCAACTTGATAACATGGATAGACATTACCAAACTAATGTAGTAATCATCTATGGCTCTCTTGACGAGGCCATACTAAATATAATTGAACATTCCAGCAGTAAATTACCCGTAGCCGCAAGAAGCGTGATGTTAAACAATAAGTTTCTTGGAGCATTAGGGAGAATAGTATTAGACACAGACATAAAGCCCTTTTGGGTAAAAACAGAAGAAGAAGCGGCATCAATAATAACAGCAGTAAGTAAAATGAAACCAAGAACAAGAGAAACAATAGCACCACAAGTATTTAAAAGAATAACAACAGATGATTTAAGATTAGATTTATTAACAAGTATTAAAGGAATATCAGTAAAAAAAGCAAAAGAACTAATAAAGCAATTCGGCTCTATTATGGAAATTGGTGAATGTTCAGTTTTTGAACTGCAAGCAATTGAAGGTATTGGGGAAACCTTAGCCAAAAGAATACTCTCCACATTAAACTCGGAAGAGAAGGTGAAAATATGAATGAAGAATATAATGAAGACGAATATATGGAAATGCTTGAAACTAATGCAGGTGTTTTCAGTGAAGCCCTACCGAGAGTCGTTAGAGACTTTCAAAAATCAGCAATTGAAGTATCGCACTATAATGAGATACCTGCCGCAATAAGTTTCTTTACTATCTTAGGACAGATTTGTAAAGATTTTATTACTATTCCTAACGGAAGAAACCATGAAGATACAAGAATACACTTTTGTTGGATTCAAACTTCAGGAACGGGTAAATCAACTCTATGGAATTTTGTTGGCCCTGTTGCTAATAGAGTATTTAAGAGAATAAACACACAAAACGCACACCCACCATATTTAAATGAAAACAATATACCTATGAATAGAATCTTTGATACTTTTGGTATTACTGATTATACCGATTCTGTTTTAATTGGTGGTTTTACTAAAGAACAAGATGATGATGGAGAAGTTGAATATGAAAGAAATCCGGGCGTTTTAGAAGGAAACGGTTTAGCCCATTGGGATGAATTTGAATACTCCGGTATCTTTAAACAAACTCAACATAAAGAAAATTCAATTGTTTATCTAAACACTTTAATGAACTCATTATCGGGTAATTCTTGGATAATATCAAAAGCATTAACTTCTTTTGGTGGCATGGTTATGGAATGTTTTTGTGAGCGTTCAGTAATTGCTATGACTTACCCTCCAAGTAATCTTAATCAAGTAATGGCTGAAAAAGGAGTATTACAAAGAATGCTTGTTTATTGTTGGGAAGTTCCCGAATTTATTCAACATAAAATGAGACTTGAGCAAATAGCAAAAGCAGGAACAATAGAAGAAGTAAATGCACCGATTGATAGATATGTTGAGGCTTTAATGACTATTTACAACATGACTAAGAAAAGATGGGAAGATGCGAATAAGAACTCCCTTGAAACAATGACATTTACTCCGGACTTTAACCAAGTTCTAACATTAGAATATGAAACATTAAGAAAAATCATGCAAGATGCAAGAGAAGATGTTGCGGTTATTGCAGGAAACTTTACTACTCGATTGATGAAGATATTGTATAAAATGTCTGTTCTTTGTAGCGTTGCTTCCGCACCATCTATTAACAATGAAGAAGATAGATTCAAAGTGACAGGACATAATGTGCGTCAAGCCGCAACTATTATCAAACAATGCTACATGACATTAGTTGATTGGCTTGAAAGAACCATGAGACAGAAGAAGCGAAGCATCGCAGAAAACAATTTAGAGCCGATTTTCGTCGAAATCTACGATAAGTTAAATAAAGATGATGAGGGATTCGTGAATAAGACCAACCTCTTAACCGAAGTCAAGACCAAAGCAAAGAAGTCAAGGGCGCAGATTTACAGATATTATGAAGTTATTAGACATAAGTTTGCAGAAAAGAAGGAAGGCAGAACAACATATATTAGAATGATAAAAGGTGATGATGAATGAAATGGGAAAATACATATTTAGTTTTTCAAGTAGAAAAAGGGCCAAAAGTAATAATTGACACATTAAATACTTATGGAGACGATGGTTGGGAATGTTGTTCTCAACTAATTGTGGCTAATAAACAGATAGTTTGTTTCTTAAAAAGAAGAACTGACATAGATGAAAAACCTAAAGTAAATAAAGAAGAGGAAAAGATTAGCAAACTTTGGTCTAATGCTGGTGAATAAGTATGTCAGTATTGGCTATTGACTTAGAAACTAAAAATATGTCTTTTGACATAGGCGGTTTTGGTAATACTCATATGTTCCAAGTATCTACTGTTGCTACTTGGGATGGTAAAATTGGAAAAGTCTATGTTGATGAGAAAATGGATAGTTTTGCTAAGTCCGGTCATATTATTAAACCATTATCCGAACTAAAATATGATTTAGATGAGCATTTACAAAAAGGCGGAGTCCTCTTAGGACATAACATTAAGGCTTTTGATTTACCTATATTGAGAGACTCTATGGATATTTATTGTATTAATAAGTATTTAAAGGAAGAGAAGTTTATAGATACAAGTCGCATCTTAATGAAAGAACATAAAGAAAGATTTCAATTAAAGAATTTAGTTAAATGCACTATGAATGATGCAAAACTAATGGATAGTGCAGATGCTCCTAAGTTATGGAAAATGGGTCAATATGATGAAGTTGTTGAGTATTGCATGAAAGATACACAATTAGTCTATGACCTTTGGAAATATGGACAAGATAATGGATTAGTTAAAGGCTTTTCTATGGAAAAGGGAGAACATAAAGAAATGGAGGTTGATTGGTAATGACTGGTTGGGAATGGTTCGGCTTGTTTGTTTTCGTCGTAATTCTTATGCTTCTTTTCTTTGCCGCTTTCGGTGGAACTAATATCACCGATGAAAGCGTTGAAGAATATATGAAGCGTTTGATGAGCGAAGATAACAAAAACAAGTGATTGTATGAGTTTAAAACAAGAATGCCGCTACTGTGGCGAAAAAACAGTGGCGAGAAGGCTATTAGGCTTTTATGTAGGTTCGCCCGAACAAGTAAAATTGTGGGAATGCAGGGCTTGTAATGGAATATGGTCGGATAAAACTAAATGAGGGGGGCTTCGGCCTCTCTCATTTTTTTTTGGTTTTTTAAAAATCACGATTTTTTGTTCGCTTATTTTGAATTTTGTTCGGGTAAATCAAAATCATTTTCTTGAACAAAAATAATTCCGACCTTTTCACTATCTTTTAATAATAATGACATAGTAAAATAGCCAAAAATAAAACTAATAATAAATGCTAATATTAAGTAAATCATGTTTCTCAACTTAAAATCACTCTTAAATAATAACTATCGGAAGTTGCCGCATTTCCAGCAAGTACATTAGCATCTGTATCTGTTGTTCCTCCTGCTATGTGTAATTTAAAAATAAGAGTACCTGCCGAAGCACTTGGACTAATTTCTATACGACCTATATTAAAAGCCGACCTATATGGTTGAGTTAAATTAAAAGTTACACCGCCAGCAATATTAATTCCATTAATACCAATATGGCCATTTGATACATTATTAGCAGTATCTTGTATTACTGAAACAGTTAATTGTTCTGTTCCTGTGGGGTTTACTGAACTATGGCCACTGTAATAAGCCTCCGGTGCTATTTCATATGCATTACCAGCACTTAATGTAGCAGTACCGTTAGTTAATACAGTAGAAACTCCAACAACAGAATTAGCAATAGCAACAAAATCACTAACACGATTACCTATAATTAAAGAACCGCTAATTGGGTCTGCATAGAATTGTCCGTTGGTCGTATCTTCTATATGTAATCGTAAATGAGAATGATTTGAAATCGGCCCTTGTTTACTTGTATCTCCAATTAATTTAGTTCCAGCAGAAATACCACCGCCACCACCGCCACCTGCTAATCTTTTCTTTTTGGCTTTAATGCCTTTAGTAATTAGAAACAATGGATTCATTTTAATCAACCTATTACTTGATAGCCCCTCGTACTTCCTTGTTGAGATGTATAAGCAACAAAAGTACGGGTATCTCCGGCAGTTAAAATTATACTTGAAACAGGGTTTGTACCTGCTTCAAAAAATGCAGGTGGTAAAAAGTTTTGTCCAAATTGAGTGACTGAGTTTGCCGCTTGTGGTAAAGTAATTGTTGTCGTACCTTGTATACATAAAAAAGCAAATTGCGTACCATTTTCGGGATTGTCAGGCAATACTACTTCATTATCTCCTTCGCAAATAAAAGTTGTTCCGGTATAATGAACGGGTACATGCATAAATGAATCTAATAATTCAACCATTTGTGCTTTATCAGTACCGTTAGAAGAAGAAGTAATCATCCATTGAGAATTTTCATATTGGCCTCCAACAACATTACTTAATAATCCTTGTTGAGTATGCCAATCTATTTCAAAGTCATTACCTATTTCTCCTGCCGAGGCTTTCATCGCAGTTAGCCTTACTGATTCTCTTGGTTTTATTAGCATAGCATCTTTATTGTAAGGATTAGAATGAGGTAATGTGGGCGGAGAAGGTGCAAAATTATAAAGAGAAGAAGAAGGATTACCTAATAATAGCCTTCCTAAATTAAAAAGTCTATCATTACCAGTAATATTAGCAAACTGGGTATGATGATGATAACCTCCATTAAATCTATTTCTTGATATAAAGTCAGGTACGCTTGGGTCTAAAGTAGGATTAATAACAATAACATATAATGCAAACCCTGTCACATTATGTATAATTACTTCTGTATTTGATACTAATTCCGGTGCTATTAATGGTACAAATATTGCTCCGCCTCCAAAAACACTTTCTGCAACATAAGTATGGCCATTTACTACATCACCGGAGTTTAATACATTGTAATTTGCTTCTGTTATTGTATAAAAATCCGAAGGGTTATTTGAACCGGCTGGTACTGGCATTCCATTAAAAAATAGCGGGCCGCTTTGTATCATTTGATGAGAAGCACCACCATCAGTATTCATACCAACATAATATATTTCTTTTGCGGCATCAATCATACCGCCATGTTGTACTGCTTGACTTATAGTTGCATGTGCATATACAGTAGAAGCGGCATGTCCTTGAACTCTTGCGGATTTTAAGATACTTTTAACTCTTGCACCACTATTACCTAAAGTGGTTGTTGCTGAAATAACATTTCCACTAACACTTCCATTATTTGCTGAAATATCTGTTAAACTTACAATATTAGCAGAAGTCCTAAGTCCTCCATTTGCTACATCTAATGCAAAGGCAGGAGTAGATGTTCCTATTCCTACATTTCCAACATTATCAATAATCATTCTTTCATTGTTAGCAGTATCAAAACGAATTTTATCTTCATCAGCAGATTCCTCAACCTGTATCTTTGTATCTCCATCAGCATCAGTAATAGAGTTAGAACTAATAGTGCTGAAAAATAGACCATTATTGCCATCTGTTGTTAAGACTTGAGCCGCATTTCCGTCAGCAATAGGCCAATTCAATCCATCAAGGACAATTTTACCGTTTCCGTTTGGTGTGATGTTAATATCTGCATTAGTCGGAGTAGAAACAATATCTAAACTGTTAGAATCTCCTGTAATTTTTCCCGATTCTACATATTCTCCATTTGCGATATGCCCTACGCTTAAAGATTTAGAAGTTTGATTAAAAGTCAAATATTGTATTTGCATAGGGTTGCTACCTGTATATTTTAGAAGGGCTATAATTACATCTCCATCAGCAAAAGAAGGCACTACATCAGAAGCAGTTCCTTGAATCAAAACTACAGTACCGCCTCTTGCTACAAGTAAATGTTGATTATATGAAGTAGCAGTTATAGTGACTGTTGCACCTGTTATTGGAACTAATTCTCCTTTTAAGAAAACATCGCCTCCCGCAAATGTAGCCTGTGTAGCGTTAATATTTGTTCCATTAAAACCATTAATAGCATAACTTCCTGCACATGCTAAATTGAATGCTTTGATTAATCCGGTATGTGGAAAATCAAACCCATCAACTATTTGTCCTGTTATCGGTGCTTGTGCTTCCGGTTCATCATTTGTGGCTATAAAATTCGGATTATTGATTGCTTTACTCATATTACTCAACCTCTACTGTCAAAAAAATCTGTATTCTTTCTGTTTCGCTAAATGGCCCAACTGCTTCAAAATTGACTCTACCAAGCATATCTGTTCCATCAAAAAAAGCCATTTCTCTTATCATTTTTCCTGTTATATTAGAACCTACTTCCTCAACCATTATCTGCACCACATTAGTATTTGATTTTTCAACACTAATTGTTGGCGACCCTGTTATTGGAACATCTAAATCAAGGGCTAACGGGCTTGTAGTATTTCCACCTAACCCTAACTTGCCTTCATCAACTATGTCTTTTATTCGGGTTGCTAATATTTCTTTTAATTTATCTGTTATCATAAACTTTCCTCCTTTAAAGTAGTGTAAGTAATGCTTGCTCCACCAAACCCAAGTGGGTTTGTGTTTGTATTTAACTGTGTTCCGAAACCGAAAAAGAATCCTCCCGAAACAGCCTTCTTTCTAATCAATAGGTGTAGTTCATTTATTTTCATACCGTCAAAGAAATCAAAACCGTTTTCATTAACATTGAAATTTTTATTTCTTATATACGATTTAGTCTGCTTACTATCAAGAAGTAAATCAGCAATTGTATCTTCTATTCCTTTAATGTATTTACCTAACTTTAAACCAACTAATCCGTTAAAACTTTGTATTTTTTCTAATATCATAAACGGTCTTGGCTTTATTCCTGCAACTTGAGACTGTAAAATAATAGTTTCTCCTACATCTAAACATTTAATTTTAGAAACAGGTATTTTACACTCAACCAATTCTTGTAATTGAGTGTGCATAATTAACTTTTCTTGTGCTTCTCTTTCAACATCTTCTTTTGTAGTTAATTTGTCTTCAAATATTTCTAATGTCTTTTTTCCGTTTTTCTTTATCTCTCTAAAGTCTTTTCTAATAGCCTTATGCTTACTGCCATAAACAATTACTTCATTAAAATAGTTAAAATTAGATGTAGTAGTATTTATTTCTGTTATATCATCATCATTAAAAGAATATTTAGCATCAAAGGCTGAATCATCATAATTTATTATTTTGATTTGGCCTCCTACATTAACCATTTTTTTATCTTTTAGTTTTAATAAATAATTAAGCAAGTTAAATAAATTTGTTCCTTGAAAATTAGGAGAAGCAAATAACTTATAATCTTCCTTTGTTAATTGAAAATCAATATCATTTTCTATCAATAGTTCTTCAACTGTCTCTTCTATTTCTTTGCATATATCAACAGTTGTGCCTATTACTGCTCTTGTTGCTTTTTCATTTATATCACCATTAACTGATAGTTCAAATGTTTCGGAAACAGAAATAACCCCATTTAATTTCTTTATGTCTGCTAATTCTAAATAATATCCTAAATTGTCATTTTGGTCTATTCCTCTTACATTACAAACTAAAGAATTATCTCCATCGGATAAACAAAATTCACCTTCTAAATTGTTTAAAATAGCAGATAAAGCAGAAGTTGTTCTTACCACTAAATCATGTTGTCCTCCTAAATTATCTAAATCGGCTATTACATACATTGATTGAACACCTTCTTTAGAGGATTTTCCATCTCCTTCGGAATTTAGATAATTACTCCATGAAGGCGGTTCGGAAATCATATTTTCATTATCCATGTTTTTTGTATATGCAGAACTTAATGTATTAAGTTTTATTTCTTTTGGTGTTTTCTCCCAAAAACAAACAGGATTAGGTTGCATAATTTTATATTTTCTATTGTCTAATGGTTTATCTGTTATAATACGACAAGAATTACCATAAACAAGCCCTGATGCTGTTGAAATAGAATTTTCAGTTGTCATATCATTTTCATGAGCGACCACATATATTAGTTCATTATCATTATGCATTAATTCATTATCGGAAGAAAAGTTCCCACTTGCCGCATTTCCTCGTATGTATTTTTTTCCTCTTCCTGCGGGAACAAGATAACAACCTGTTAAATCAACAAATTTCAAAAAAGTATTTTCTTCCGTCATCATAAGTGAATGATTATAATTACCAATAGAACCTGTTCCGGAAATAGGCAGATTTTGTTGATTAGTCATATCTAAATGTAATTTAATTCCCATATATCCACTTATGGTAGTTTGCTCTTTATCTGTTGATTCCGATGGTATTCCATACCCACAATTAGTAGTAGTTCCAAGCATAGGATAAACAATACTGCGCCCTGTGTTAATAGCGACTTCACCGTGTCTAAACACAAAACCTAATGAAGCATATGTGCAAAACGGGCTTACCATATGTGAATTAATTTTGGCCTCTTCGCTTCCTGTTCCTATTGGTCTAAGATTAACCATTTTTATTGACGATACTAATTTATCATCATCTTTTGCGCCACCATCAAATCTTAATCTATCTAAAAACCAAACCATATCAAAATCATTTATGTCTCTATATAAACGATTTAATTGCTGACCTTGTTGATTATACAAATAATCTCCATAATAATCCCAATGTTCAATAGTATCATTATCGGAAGCATCAACTGTTTCAACTCTCCAAAAACCTTCGGGGTCGGAAGCGGAAGAATTTGTAGGGTCAGGAGTTCCCGTAGTATTAGTCGGGTGGTTATTATTTGCTCCAAAAAATGCGTAAGGAAGTAATATGCTTTGTTTATCATAAATAGTGGTTTTTCTTATAGTTCTCATGCTTGTTGGAAAATCTCCCGCAGATGGGTTTTTCTCAATATAATAATCACTCCAAGATGAAGGAGTTATGCGATTATCTGCATTATTTTGTCCAAGAGGGTCATTATTTCCTGTAAATATGTCGTTTTTATTCATTATTGTTCCATATAATAAATGAATATTAGTTGCTTTAAATCTAAAATCTGTAAAATTATTAACACCCATAGGATATTCATATATTATTGAACCAATTTCTCTTCCACCAATAGTTATGGGATTTACTATATCTGCATTTTTAATATACAATAAATTATCTCCGGCAACATAAGCAAATCCTGACAACATTTCTTGTGAAGAAGTATAATGATTATTTGCAGTTGAGCCTCCTAACCCATCATTTATACGAGTATAAAATAAACCATCTCCACAAGTAATTGTTGCACCGTTTATTGCAGTAATTCTCCCTACAATTTTATTAGTTAAACGGTCATAAATAAAACAACCAACACTAAGACCTACTGATGGCGGGGAGGATAAAATAATATCATTACTACCAATAGCGGGTATTGCGGTTATAGTTTCCGGTGTTTCATGCACCTTTATAGAATTAATAACTGTTGATTCAACGGTAGCATCTTCCGAAACCTCAAACTCAGGATTTATAGGATTAAAAAATGAATCATAAACACATTCAGTTAATCTCATCAATGAAAATCTTTTAAGGTTAGATAATGTTTTATTACTGTTAATAATATTAGAATGTTTATAACTTGTATCAAAATGAACAGATGAAACAGTATTTCCATAAGCATCGCTTTTACCTGCTGAATGTGTAGAACTAATAGGAGAATCAATAGAAAATAATCCATAACTACTTAATGTTCTTGTAGCACTATTTAATAAACTATCTTTTCTTCTTGAAGTGTAAAATTCTATATCCCTATTACCATATAAAAATAACCTTGCCGCTTTATTATCAATTTGATGCAATTTATCCCTTACTAAAAGAGGATTAAATATGCTTTCTATTCCCGAACCGGAAGTCGGTTTGTGTCCGTATATATTACTCGGAGTATTTGGTAAAAGAACTTGATAAGTGTTGTCTTTGGTATTGACCTTGTATTGTTTAATAAAAACTAAAGTGTTAGTGCCGTTAGCATTAGCATTTACATCTAAAGTTATTTCTGTTGTATTATTACTATTTATAGATTGAATTTTAGCGGCAAAATTTCCATTCAAAGGAATACCGACTCCACCAACAGTCATTCCAACAACTAAATTAGATGAATCCTCAACATCTACATCAGGGCTTCCATTAGTAGTTGTGCAGGTTTGTTGTATTGTTCCCATCAAACTTTTAGAGGTTGGAGGAACAAACTTTTTATCGGCAAAATTAGAATATGTTATTGGTCTAACCCCTCTTTGGCCAATTGGTAAAGACCTATTTTTTACAGAACTTGTTTGGCCAATGTGTTCAATTATATTTGAAACTGCATAGTTAGGGTGCTTATTATATGTATCAGCATAATAATAAAAAATAGGAGAGAAAGAATAAAATGGCTTATTTACTCCCTTTAGGGGTGTAGAATTTCCTCCAATAGTATCTTCTTTAACATTAACAAGATTATATTTTTTATCTCCTATTTGACCCTTTTCTAAATTAAATATTCTGTAAAATTGGTCGGAGTATCTTTTTATATTATCTACTTCGGTTGTATAAGTATTTTGTCCTATTTGCTGACTTGTAGTTCCGTAGTCTAATTTATAATTATATTTTCTAACACTATCGCTCGTTGCTCTTTGTCCAATTAAGCCTATCATTTTATTTAGATGTAAATGCGCTCCATTTACTAAATGTAATGGTATGTTTCTATTACCATAGCCAGCAGGTAAGCAAGTTATTGTGTCTCCCGCAGTTAAACTTACGGTTCTATCTATAAAAATACGAGTAGAGTCGGCCACATTTCCTATACTGTTAGATGCGGAAACCTGTCTTGTTTGATACCCTGTAAATCTACCAATAAATTGATTATTACAAAATAAAGGGTCGCCAATTCGTAAATAGTATAACTGATTCATTTGAGTAGAGTGTCCAAAACTTTCAGTAGTTAATAAAATATGTCTATTCCCATTTGTTGCATCTGTTTCAACATAACTGCTAACATTACCTAAACTTACCAAAGAAGGCGGTTCAAGATTTAAATAATTAACTGTCTCTCTTCCTAAAGTTAATGGCATATAAGGAGCAAGTTTTACAGTAGTTAATGATTTGTCTTTATTAACTCCAATAATTGTAAAATCAATCAAAGTATTAATTACTTCATCAGTAAATCCATCAATAGTTGCTTGGAATGGTAAATCGTTTAGTAAATTTTCAGTTTTGTTAATGTTAAAACCTTGAGCCTTTATGTTAGCATCTTCGGCAGAACCGACTAATGGGGTTGATTCAACCAAATTATCTATTCGTGTTCCGCTAAGTTTCATACCATCATTAAAAAATAAACCTTTATCACTTGCTCCTGCTAAACTTGTAACTGAATTAGTATAAGAATTTGAAGCCATCGCTTTTCCAAAAATATAATGTTTATTTGTTTCTTTATAGACCTTTTTATCATTAGTAGTTGGCCCATTTTCATGTGAAGCAGGATTAATTAAAAAATAATTTGTTATATTAGAGCCACTTGCGGAAATTTGCCCTATATATCCACTATCCGACCATAAGTGGTCGCCTTCGGATAAAGTCACTCCACTTGTAAAAGTAATATTTGTTGCTCCGCCTCCCCATGTAGCCTGTCCAACCAATGAAAGGTCGTTATATGGACTAAACCCTGTTGTAATAAAATCAGCACTAAATAAAGTATCTCTATTAATAATAATATCTACTAATTTAGACAATGTGTTTCTTCCTTGAATTTTAAAAACGCTTTGTTGGTTTTCTAAACTTTTATCTATTTGTTCAATCTTTCCAAAAAATATTTGATAATTTAACAAAAATTCACCAAAAACATATCTTAAAGCAGTTTCGCTATCCATTAAATTATTTTCAAAAGTTAAAGTCAATAATCCGTAATCTTCATCAGCATTTGACACAAAACTACCCATGTGACAATAAAAGTTTTTATATTCATTTGAAATAATTATTGAATTTAATCTTTCTAATTTATCTCCTGATATATTTGTTCCGGTAAAGAAAGTGCTATCAACAGAATTTAATCTTCTTCTATATACTTTTGTTCCATTAGAGAAAGAAGTTAAAGAAGTAGCATTTGTAAAAATTGATTCTGTTGCTAAACGACTATGAGTTTCTAAAGAAATGTTATGAGTTGATGCAACACTATTAACAATACAAATCCTATCGCCTATTTTTATTTCATTAGTAGCACTAAAATATAAATTAGGTCTTTCAACTGTTCCTTCTAAAGAATAAGTCCGTGTTCCTGCATTCACTAAAGTATTAATAGTTCCAACTTCAACCCATTCATTTAAATTTTCTTCACTTAATTTTTGATTAACAAATAATCTATCATTATTAAAAACCTTATTTGATAAATTTTTAGTGCTATCAATTAATTTAAGAGAAGCATAACCCGCTTTAGCGTCAAATGAATCTGCAATATTGCATTCATAAACATTAGGCATTCTATTGTTATCTTCCGGTGAAAAATTATAATAAACATACCGCATTTGACCTGTTAAATTTAAAGATGAAGAAATGTCATCAATATCCCGTCTTGCATTTATAAAACAATCATTGTAGTCTGTTGTATCAGTAAAA